GCGTGCTGTCTAGCCTTGCGCTAGATTCGGACAAGATCGCTGCCGTGATGGGGCTGCTTGGTGCCTCGCTGACCGCTCTTATCTCTATGCTTGCCAGCATTGCAGGCACGGTGGAGAAGGAAGATAAACCCGAGTTTGAGGTAATTAAGGAACTGATCGCCAAACTAGACCGGCTGGATCGCAAAGAGCAGCCGATGCGGGTGGACGTTGAGGGCGATCATGTCACCGTTACCAAGGGCGACGACGTAGTGAGGGCTTCCAAATGATGACAATGGTTAGCACGTTCCTGTCGTTCCTTGCGGGCGGTTTGCCCAAGATTCTGCAAATCTTCCAAGACCGGCAGGACAAAAAGCACGAACTTGCCCTTGTTGCCGCTCAGAAAGAGCGCGAACTAGCCCTCGCAGAGCGTGGGTTTATTGCACAGGCACGGGTTGAGGAAATTAAGTTAGAGCAAATCCAAACGCAGACTGCTGCCGAGGAACGTCAGGCGCTGTATAGCCACGACGTTGAGATTGGCAAAGGCGCATCCCAATGGATGATTAACCTGCGTGCGTCGGTGCGTCCGGTTGTGACCTACATCTTTGTGCTGGAACTGGTCGCTATCAACATTGCAGGCGTTTGGTATGCCTACAATACGGGTGTGCCGTTTGCCGCTGCGATGGCTGAAGTGTTTTCGGATGACGAGATGCTAATACTGTCGTCAATCATTGCCTTCTGGTTTGGCACGCAGGCTTTCGGCAAGAAGTGAAGGTCAGTCCTGCTGCAATACAGATGATCAAGCATCATGAGGGCGTAAGGACGCGCCCTTATCGGTGTCCGGCCCTGCTATGGACGGTCGGGGTCGGCCACGTTATAGACCCGGCTCACGCTGCGGTGAAGTATGAGGAACGCAAGAGCCTACCGATACCCGCAGGATGGGATCGAACTCTCTCGATGGACGAGGTGGACCGGATACTTGCTCAAGACCTTGGCCGGTTTGAGCGTGGTGTGGTTCGACTTTGCCCTGCTGTTGTTGGCCGTCAGGGAGTCTTTGATGCTCTTGTATCTTTTGCCTTTAACGTGGGGCTAGGCAACCTTCAGCGCTCTGGCTTGCGGATGAAGGTCAATCGAGGCGACTTTGAAGAGGCAGCCGAAGAATTCAAAAAGTGGACAAAAGCCGGTGGTAAGGTGTTACCCGGCCTCGTCAAACGTCGTAACGACGAGCGGGTATTGTTTTTGAGTTAGCCTCATTTAATGGAGCGGGCGCTATGCGACAAGACGGCATACCTAAGCGCTTCCAACTAGCCGGTCACACCATCAATGTCAAAGTAATTCCGCCCTCCAAGTGGCGTCACGGCAAAAATTGTGTTGGAATGTGGCTTCCAGACAAATACGAGATACACGTCGTAAGTTCTTGTAAAGGCACAAACCGGCAGCAAGTGTGGGCGCATGAGGCGATTCACGCGATGCTTGACATCGCTGGTCACGATGACCTAAGCCGAGACGAGCAATTTGTAGATCGGATTGGACACTTGCTGCAACAGATGCTCACAACAATGGAGTAAGCAATGCAGTCCAAGGCATCCGATGATCAGATATTAAAGTCGCTACAGGAAGCAAACGGCATACGGGCAATAGTCGCTGCAAAGTTCAAAATGAACGAGCGGACTTTGCAGATGCGGCTAAAAAAGATGAAGGACAAGGGGTACGTTATCCCTGACTCCACCTACCAGCCTGGGCGCCAAGTAGTAGACAAGGGCGATTACGAGTTTACCGCGCTGCCCGACGACGACGTTCCCATCGAGGAACTGATTGCCCAGCGCAAGCGCAAGTTCCAGCACAAGCGCGAACACGAAGAAGCCAGCAAACTTATTCCTATCAAAGTGAAGATGGACGGTGCTATCGGCATCCTGCACTTTGGTGACCCGCACGTAGACGACGACGGCTGCGACATTGAGGCTATCGAGCGCCACACCGACCTTGTAAACCGCACCGAGGGGCTATTCGCAGCGAACGTAGGCGACACCACGAACAACTGGTGTGGCCGTCTTGCCCGCCTCTACGCCGACCAGACGACCTCGGCAGCGCAGGCTTGGAAAATAGCCGAGTGGTTTATCAACCGCTGCAACTGGCTGTACATGATTGGCGGTAACCACGACTTGTGGTCAGGCTCAGGCGATCCGCTGCGCTGGATAGCCAAGCAGCAGGACGCCCTTTATAAGTCTTCAGAAGCCCGCCTAGCGCTTCGGTTCCCGAACGGCCTAGAGGTGCGGGTCAATGCTCGCCACGACCACAGCGGCTCTAGCATTTGGAATCCTGCTCACGGCCCGATGAAGGCTGCGTTAATGGGCACGAGAGACCACCTATACGTGGCCGGTCACAAGCATGAGTCGGCTTACAGCGTCCTAAAGGATGCTATTAGCGGCATCACGATGCACGCTTGTAAGGTGGCGTCCTACAAGATTTACGACCGCTACGCCAAGGAGCGCGGGTTCAGGGACAACTGCCTATCGCCCTGCGCGCTAACGACAATTAACCCTGCGCTACCGCCTGACCATCCAGACTTGGTGAAGGTGTGGTGGGACCCGGAGGAAGGGGCTGACTACCTGACATTCTTGCGGCGGCGCTGAATATCTCAGCCCGTTCGCGGTTTGCACGCAGGGTGCAGTACCGCTGGTGCAGGCGCTTGAGGAACGTGGAACGCCGTTGACCGGCAATCTCCTCGTCCAAGAGCGCCTTGACCTCGGCCTCGTTAAACAGATTCAGGTTTTGGTTCAATACGCGCCAGTTCTTCATGGCCGTATTGTAAATGAATTATTTAAGGCGCTGCAAGTAAAGCGCCTGTAGGGCGCATACGGTGTCGTCCGGGTCACGGGCTTCGTACCACTCGCCCCTCGGCTGGAAAAAGCCCTGAAAGCGTTTCTGCCCCTCTGACAGCCGCCCACCCTTGGCCTTGACCTCTATCCAGCAAATCCACGCCATGCCGTCGTGCATTGGCTTTACGGCCAACAGATCAGGGATGTCGTGCCCTGCCGAGGCGTAGTCGATGACCTCGAAGTTAGCCTTCCGTAAGGCTTCTACAATCTCGGTGTGGTTGTTGTCTCGGCGTTTAGCGTAGCGCATACGCCGATTATGCCGGTTTGCACCTAGCCTTCAACTTCGTGACGCCGGGTTCGCCCCACAGTTCCCGCACCATCCCTCGAACGTGCGGGTCGCCATATGCCTCAGTCGCATCGTCCAGCGAACGCAGGATGTCGCCTACGTAGTTCTTAAGCCACGAGGTGCGCTCTGCACGCTGCTGCCAGTCGCCTACGCCGATCCGAGCAAGGTACGCATCGGCTAACCGCAGTTTGCCAAATGGCGTGTGCTTGACGCTTTCCCAATACCGCACGTTGGCCTGTGACGCCCACGATATGTCGGTGCTATTTGTCACTGGATTGTTCATTGATCCATCGTCCTATGAGTTCTGGTATTTGCGGCACTACCGCGTTCCCGAGTGCTTTAAGTCTGTCCAGCCGATTGGGAACCCCATCAGCCACTCGACCCACTGCGGGTTCAGTTTCCCACCATGTATTCCGTTGAGTGATTTGGATTGCTGGGTATTGCCTTGAAGCCGATACTTGTGGGGACTCGCATCCGGCGTCGGCCACATTCTGCGACCATAAACCTCCTGCGCCGCTACCTGACTCCATAGAGTCCAGCGTCCTTGTGGGTGCAATCGTTCTGCTTCCTTCAGTCCAGCGTCCAGACTGCAAGCGTTTGACGGATTCGCTGTGGGGGTAGGCCACAATCCAGATTCGGTCTCGACGGTGAGGGGCGCCAAGGGCTGAAGCGGGTATACAATGCCATTCTGCGTCGTACCCGATCTCAAATAGGCTGCGGAGAACTTCATCCAGTCCTCGATGGCGTAAGGCCGCGACATTTTCTGCAATGACCCAGGTCGGCCTCGTTTCCGCGATGAGGCGGTGGTATTCCCACCAGAGTCCTGATCGCTCACCGGCAAGTCCTGCGCCTTTTCCGGCAGTGCTAATGTCTTGGCAGGGGAATCCGCCGCAGATAACGTCAAATCGGACTCCATCGTTAGCCAATCGAGTTGCTGATAAGTCACGTACATCCTCGTATATCGGCACATCCGGCCAGTGCTTGTGCAGCACGGCTTGGCAAAACTTATTCGGCTCGCAGAACGCTACCGTCTGCATACCGGCACGCTCAAGCCCAAGGCTAAAGCCGCCGATACCGCTGAACAAATCAAGCACCTTCACGGACTTTTAGCACGCACTCAATTTGGTAAAGACGCAGAGGCGGAATCTTGTCCTCTTTGAACCAGCGCAGCACAGCCTGCCTGGTCACGCCCAACGCCCGAGCAATCTCGCTCTGGGAGCCATAAATCTTCAGTAGTTGTTTCGGTGTCATAGGTTGCACAGTAACAGGTGTTGACATGATCGTCAACGGGAGTATACTGCACTTCGGGGATTGGCCCCGATGGAGAAAGACATGGAAGATGATTACCGCATCTTGGCCGAGCAGGAACGTGACCGACTCATGGAGTTGCACTGCCGCGCCGAACACGCCGCCTTTAACGTCATCGAAGGCTTAAACGAACTTAACCGCATAGAAGCCGAAGGCGCTTTCAAACTGCACCAAGCGTTTGCCGAGTGCATCGCTGCTATTGATGCTGCATCCGCCAAACTGAGGAACCCGCAATGAAAGGTGACTCAAGTCTTACATTAGAAGAAATGTGGCTGTGCATGAAAAAGCATCAAGAAATCGCTACAGAGCGCGGATATGGCAAGCACTGGGCAAAGATGTGCAAAGTCCGCACGCATGATTCCGTAGAAGAATTACGGGATGCGATGTGGAGGATTGCCAGCAAACAAACCAAAGACAAAGATGAAAGGGCAAAGCGATTTGAGGCGCTGATTCCGGCGGCAGAAGCCGCAGAAATGGCAGTAGCCACGGGAGAATTTATCGTGTGGGCGATTGAAGAACTTTTTAGAGCAAACAAGAAATTAAGTTATGAAACGACAACAGGAGAACAAGCATGAAGGTCTACGAGAAGATTGCCGCTGTCACCGCCGAACTATCCAAGATCGGCATTAGCAAAGACAGCAAGAACCAGTCGCAGGGCTACGCTTTCCGTGGCATCGACGCTGTGTATGGTGCGCTCTCGCCGCTGCTGTCAAAGCACGGCCTGTGCATCCTGCCTCGCGTAACCGACCGACAGGTTATCGAGCGCCAGAACCGCCAAGGCACGGCGCTGTTCTACGTCACGCTGACCGTAGAGTTTGATTTCGTAGCCGCCGAAGACGGCAGCAAGCATACGGTCATTACCGTAGGCGAGGCGATGGACTCGGGCGATAAGGCCAGTAACAAAGCCATGTCTGCCGCCTACAAGTATGCCGCTTTCCAAGCGTTTTGCATCCCGACCGAGGGCGACAACGATGCAGACTCACAGACACATGAAGTCGCCGCAGCCACTACCGATCCTGCCGTTGAAGCAGCCGTGCAATTAGCAGCCACTATCGAGGAGTTAAACGGAATATGGAAAAGCCTAAACGCAAGCGAGCGAAAGGTGCATTTGAGCCTGTTCAGCGAAAAGAAAAGCAAGTTGGCCTCAGCGTAAAGGAGCAGAGGCTAGTGAAAGAAATACTAAGTGATGTTGAGTCATACATCGTGGCTTGGTCGCTGACCAATACCGTTGAGATGATGGAACAGATGATCAAAGAGCGTGAGTCGGGTTTGTACCCCAACGGCGTGTTTGAGAAGAACAAAGCCAAAGACCTGCGCTTGATAAAAGATCATCGGGATGCGGCTAAGATTGTCTTGTCGTGGTATCGGGTGCCCGGACATGAAAACCTATACTAAACCGTCGCGTTACAACCCCGGCATTACGTTCGAGCAGTACAAGGTTCTGCGCGAGCGTAAAGCCGATGCCAAAGCCAGAAAGAAGCGTATTAACTATAAGCCGCTAGCGCAGGAGTGGGGGCTAAAACCCATGCACATGGCCTCTGCGCTGCACCGTGGAATTAAGCAGTACGACTATCTGCTGTGGAAACAAGGTGAACTGCAATGACCCGCGAAGAATTAACGTCTATAGCGGAATCTGTAAGTTGGCACTTTGGCTGGGAGATGACGTATTCGCAAGCGCTAGAGTTTGCGGAAATGGTTGCCGAAAAAGAGCGCGAAGAGATTTTAGAAATGGCGGATGCAGAGGGATACGTCTGTGTGAACGCTATTCGCGCGAGGGCTAAAACATGACTCCCTACTACGCGCTGATGTCGGACTACGAAATCATCGGTCACACAATGGCGATCCCTGACTCGTCAGAACTGTCGCAAGCGTTGGCCGAGAAGTTGAGGCGCGTATTGGAACAGCGAGATCAGGCGACGAGCCAACTTGCTGTGATGACAGAAAGATCGGAGCGCCTTGAGCGCGAGTGTCGAGAACTTAAACGTCTCATGGAGACAGGAGAAGAGTGATGGAGCAAAGGACAACAGAATGGCACGCCGCCAGGTTGGGTAAGGTGACTGCCTCAAAGGTGGCTGATGTGGTGGCACGCACGAAGAGCGGCTACGCCGCGACTCGCAACAACTACATGGCGCAATTAGTGTGCGAACGCTTGACCGGCAAGCCGACCGAAGGGTTTAGCAATGCCGCGATGGAGTGGGGCGTCGAGCAGGAAGGCGCAGCCCGTGACGCTTACAGCGCCAAGGTTGGCGAACTTGTCACTGAGGTGGGATTTATCAACCACCCTGCAATCGAGATGGCAGGCGCTAGCCCTGACGGATTGGTGGGCGTGAATGGGTGCGTCGAGATTAAGTGCCCGTCTACGGCCACGCATATTGAGTACCTTTTTGAGCGTGACCCGCCACAAAAATATTTTTATCAAATGCAATGGCAGATGGCCTGCACGGGCACGGACTGGTGCGATTGGGTTTCATACGATCCGAGGATGCCCGAGGAGTTACAACTGCTGGTGCTGCGTATCCCACGGGATACAGACTGCATCACCCTTTTGGAGAAAGAGGTATTTGATTTTTTGGCTGAGTTGGATGCTAAAGTTTCTAAACTGAAGGAGATGACCCTGTGAACTATGACAATACCAATCGTGGCGTGCTGTTCCCGAACGACAAGAAGGGCAACGAAAAGCGCCCAGACTTTACTGGCGACCTGAACGTGGGCGGTACGGAGTACAAACTGTCTGCGTGGAAGAAAGCCTCAAAGGCGGGTAACAATTTTTTGTCCATTAGCGTCCAATTGAAGGAAGGCCAGCAAAGGCCGCAGAAGCCTGCGCCTGCTGCGGGGTTAACCGAGGACAACTGGTCAAAGGCTGATCTTAACGATCCGTTGGGCTTCTAATGATTAGCGAAGAAAGAGCCGAGAAAGCGCTGCGGTATCTCGTCGATACAGACGAGCCGTGTGCGCTGGCGAAGGCTGAGATGGAGCGTGCCGAGTATGGCTGGAAGGCGACCCGTGAGGCCGTCTTCACACATGCCGAGGGTACGGTGGCGGAGCGGCAAGCGATTGCCGCGACCCATCACGCCACCAAAGAGGCGCATGAGCGATACTGTGCGGCTGTGGCGCTGTACTCCAAGATGGCGAATAAGCGCGAGACAGAGCGCATCGTCCTTGACACTTGGCGCACCATTTCGGCCAACCGACGAATGGGCGGCACATAAAAAAAGCCCCACCGAAGTGGGGCTAAGGACTCTCTAACAGGAGAATGTACACGGAGAAAATCGCAATGCTCCGTGAGAATAGCAGACCAGTGGGGTAATGCAATGGATGAATACGAAAGTCTCGCGGATGGTGATGTATCGCAGTTGGCACCGGCTGACTGGTTTAAACGATTCGTTTACGTTGCCGAGGGCGACCTGTTTTTTGATGTAAAGACGCATCAGGACTATTCCCGGCAGACGTTTAACGCCCTGTTTCGGGGTACGCCGTGCTATTCCGTACACAACAAGTCTCGACGTATCGAGGCGGCCACGTTCTTCGATGAGAACCGAGCGGCCATGGGTAGTTACGTTGCCAGTGCCCTGACCTACGCGCCTGGTGAAACCGAGTTGCTGAAACGCTCGGGCGTTGCCCATGTGAACAAGTGGAAGAGCGCACGGCCAGCCGCCGTTAGCGGGGATGTGTCGCCGTGGCTCCATCACTTACAGCGGATGATTCCGACAGACTTCGAGCGCGAACACGTTTTGAATGTGATGGCCTATAAGCGGCAGCACCCGAACCGGAAGATAAACCATGCCGTGCTGCATACGGGCGCGCCTGGATCGGGCAAAGACACGTTATGGGCTCCTTTCCTATGGTCTATTGGCGGTGATGCGCTGCGAAACATAGCCGTGGCTAGGGCTGAAGAGGTCGCAGGGTCGTGGGGTTATACCTACGAGTCCGAGGTGATCGTGCTAAACGAGATTCGATACCGCAAGGGCGATGACCGTCGAGCGATGGAAAACAACCTGAAACCCGTGATCGCTGCGCCGCCCGAGTTACTAATGGTCAACAAGAAGCAACAACACCCTTATTACGTCATCAATAGGATTCTCGTTTTAGCGTTCAGCAACGAACGTGCGCCGATTACGATACCCGCTGATGACCGCCGCTGGTTTGTGATTTGGTCGCAAGCCCCTCGCCTACCCGATAACGAGGCTGCGAGGCTGTGGGAGTGGTATCACAACGGCGGGTTTGAGGCTGTGGCGGCGTACCTCGACGCGAGAGACGTTAGCGCGTTCAATCCTGGAGCCGTGCCGCCGATTACCGATGCGAAGTTGGCGATGGTTGACCTCGGCATGAGCGGGGGCGAGGCGTTTATCGCGGAAATGGTGCGGCAACGCCGTGGAGTGTTCGCCAAGGGCGTTGTGGGTTCGCCGTGGTATGCGGTACTGGCTGAACTTGCCGCCTTGACAGACGGCCATAAGCCTTCCCGTGAGGCGTTATTCGTAGCCCTACGGGAGAGCGGTTGGAAGGACGTTGGCCGAGTGATGAGCCGCGAGCATCAAACGCCCAAACATCTTTGGATTGCTCCAGAGTTGGCGAACCGTACCAAGTCGGAGATTCGAGCGATTGCCGAGGGCAAGCCTGACTTGCAGGTGGTGAAATGAGAGAGGGGGCGCGTAGCCCCCTCCGTTAATCGTCGAACAATATCGACGCAAGTACCGTCAGAGCGACGGCTATCAAGAATCCCGCCATAGTGTCGCCCTCGCAGTATCTACGCATCGCCCGAGATACGTCACCCAGTATCGACGGGTGCAACGGGTCAGCCGTGGATAGGATGGGGTCAGCCCCCAACGCTCGTGAAACTCAGTCACGGCCTACCCTCCAACGCTCGACGCACTTCCTCGACGAAAGGCGACAACTCCCGAACCGTCAAGTCGTCATCCCATGCACTGATAAACGCACGCACAACCGTTTGGAGCCGCGCAGGGTCGGGGGGTGCGCGGTAGGTCAGGGGTGTATCGTCGTCGGCAAACATAGCCTCTAGTTCTTGCAGAGTTGGAAAGTGTGGCTTTTCCATAAGTCACCAGTAAACAGAAAGGGAGTTAATACGACGGCTACAGCGCCAGTTCGGGGTCGGTACGTGTCGCCAATCGTGGCCGCGAGCGTACCAATACCCTAGTTGCCAGAGTTTATGCAGCCGCATAAGGCCTCCGTAATTGATAGCGGGCATATCGTTTGCCGTTCTTCGTTTCGTTGATGCATTCGATGTCCATACCCTCACGGCGTAGGTCGGCAATCCGAGCGGCAAGGCGGAAACAGCCGTAATCCTGGAGCGCGTCCAGAGGGGTAAGCGACCGCCCTAAAATCAAAGCGGCGCGTATCTGATCAGTCTGCGACATCTAGGGGGTCTCCTACGTTGACCTCTTCTACTTCCCAATCAAGGGTGGAACAAGCCACATGACCGGCTTTCACGATAGATAGGGCTATCTCTGCGGCTTCGTCCTCATCCCTTGCGCCTACGCTCACAACCTCTTGCACGGTCGCATATAGCACTACGTCAAAGTACTTCATGCGATAACCTCCGCGCCGTCCGCGTCAATACGGACGCGCTCGACGGGTTCGTCGGTAACGTCGAACACTTCCCACCCTGTCACCTCGCTTCCGATTAGTTCGTCAAATCCCCATTTTGCGGGGTGGTATACGTCCTCGTCCTCGTCAATTTCTAGATGAATTACGACAGCGTACTTTTTCATGCGGCTTCCCCTGTAGCCTTGGCAATAGCGGCTCGTAACTCTTTAATGGTTTGGTGTGCGGGGTCGCCAAGCGAAAAGCACTCGGCCTCGGCCAAGCCCTCAAGGTCGGCAAGCGCACAGCGGCAAGCGTCCAGAAGGTCAGGCGCGGCAGAGAGTAGATTGCCCGTGTACTTGCCACGCGCTCCAATGACTTCGATTTTCATGCGGCCTCCGTTTTCTTTTTAACGTCTTCGATGAAGTCTTCAGCGTGTACCACCCCGAGATGGTCGAACGCCTCGTCGTCGTCGTCCCACGTTTCCACCGCTATCTCGTGCGCTTCTTTGGGTGTAGCGGCTTCGACTTCTAATTGGTAAGCATGATGTTCTACGCGGCAGAGCGTGACAATAAAGCGGCTCATGCGGCCTCCTGCTTGATGGCGTCCAACATATGCTCGGCAATCTCTCGCCAGTTAACGTCTGACAGAAAGGCGCGGGCATAGTCAGCGGCTAACCCCTCGACGGTAGCGCACTCGAACAACACTTGATCGGCGTAGTCGCGCAAGCCGTCAGCCAATGCGTCGATATCGTCAGCGTCAAAGCCTGAGAAATAGTCAGAGGGGTCGAACCCGTCGAAGATCTCCAGATTGACGCGCCATGTAGAGTAGTTTGTCCATCCGTTGTAACGGCTGTCGGCGTCGTTGATCGTGTAACCCATGTGCATATCTCCTAGTTTGTTGGTCTCATCAGAGGCAGCGTGACTGCCTGACGCCTCTCGGCGTTTCGACCTCTCTAGGGATTGGCAGACTTAACAGAACACGGATAGAGCGCACCATTCGACCATTCCGAGTAATGCTCTCCGTATCGGTAGCCCATGCGTCTGATGCGATTACGGATTGCACGAGCGTAGACGTTGGAACGTTGGTGCTGCTCGTCCGTCATTAGGCGTGACGGACTTGTGGCATGGTTATAAGCAGCGCAGAGGCCATAAATGGTGCGACCTGCTGACCAGAGTTTGCCGTCTGGTTTGTATTGTGCGTAAGGCTTCATTTTGTGATTCTCCGAGAGTTAGTTGCGGGCGTAGTCGATAAGGGCAGCGAGACCTGCGACACAGATGCTAAACGCACCGAGCCGGAAGTCGTCTAGAACGATAGAGGCTAGAGCGACGCTAAAGCCCGTGAACACCAGAGAGTTAAGGAAACGAGTCACTTTGCACACTCCACGGCAGCAATAGCCGCCTCAATGTTGTTGAAATTGTCAGACGTAGCAGAGGCGATCGGACACTCACCGAAAGCGTCCTCAGATGCGTACACGCACACGTTGAAGTTATCCAACGTCGGATAATCCATGCCGTCTGTGTCCGTGATGACAATGAAGCGCCCATCGTCAAGGGTGAGCGTCAGCGCTTGAAAGCGTCCGTCATCGTAAGCGTCAAACTCTGGCAACTCTGCGCGGATGTTGTAGTCGCGCTCATAATTGTTTTGCATTGCTAGGTACCCCTTACAGAACGAAGTCAGAGAGGTTAGAAGCGAACATCACACCCCACACCTTGCCGCTTGCGGTGATGCTGTAAACCGGCTCCATGCGACGACGCAAGCCGTTATAGGCATTGCGAATGTGGCGAACGGCGACAAATTGACCCTTTGCAAGATCGTCAGAGCCGTTCTCTGTAAATACATGAGAAGCGACGCGAGCCGTTTTTACTGACTCGTACTTTTTCGGGTTGGCTTCAAAGTCTGAATGGCTAAACATTGCTAGGTACTCCGTTACGGGTGAGTGACGCGAACCGAAGTGAAGCCTTTGGCGGTAGCAGTCGGCATGATCTTGCTGATCATTTCTTGCGAGATGCTACCTTTAAAGATGACTTCTTCTTCTGTGCTGTTAGGCGAAATACCGTAGACAACGGTGAAGATACGAGACGGCATAAGGCTTGCCGTCATCGTTTTGTTTGCACCGTGATATACAAATGTGGCTGATGGCATTGCAGTTGCTCCGTGTTACCTGGTAGTTGTCTGTCAACAAATCCTTTATAACCTAGCCATCTAATCATGTAAAGGATTATTTTACGAAAGATAGTATCCCTCGATGCTATGTATTTGTGAGAGTGTCAGTAGAAATGTCGGTAGCGAAAAGGCTAAAAGTTGCTGTGACGTAAATGGCTGAAAAACAAGGCTTAAAGGATAGTGTTAGTAAGTAGTAAAGAGTCAATCAACAAAATCGAAAAAGAAATGATGTATAGAAACTATGTTTAGAAAAATGACTACGTACTGACATTACTAACAGACACTCTCTCTGTTACGGCTTCTCTCTCCCTTTGTTGCATCCACGCAACACTCACTGTTGCATCTACGCCACATCCAGGTCATGTTGCACAAACGCAACGTGTTGCATCTACGCAACATAACGTATTGCAAACGATTCTCTTACGCATAACGATAACCATTCGCGTCTAGGCTTGTGGTACACGCACAACAGGGTGTTGTGGCAAAACAACAGGGGGGGTGGGGCATGGCGTTGGCCGGTCACGATTACGATGCCCTCACAAAAACTTTTTAATTTTTTTTATTAACGCTCTTCGCTAATAAACCTTTTACCGTTATCCTTTATTAGCAACGTCTGACCAGATGCGCTGGTAGCGACCGAGAGGTAACTGAAGCAGCCCGCAAGGGATGCACCATCTAAGGCACTAAACGTATCCCTAGACGCTTCCGCCTCGGCACACAGGCTCCACGGTTGTTGGAGATCGCGGCCTCCCGGCAGGATCACCCTGCACGTTGCTTTCTCCTCGCCAAACCTTCTGTTACAGTCTCGGTATGCCGATACAGATGTCTGAGGCAGAGTGGTTAGAGTTTGCTGCCAAGGCTTTGGTGTGCCGATCTTGCTTCTGGGCTGCTGAAGTGACTAAGGTTGCTGAAAAGGTCTGGTGTGCCCATGCCACCCACCACGGCTGGATGTCTGACGTTCCCGCCTGTTCTGGCAAAGAGTTCCGGTATGAACCTCGTAACAGAATCCTTTAAGTCCATTCCTTTTGCGCCTCGTGAACTGAAGGCATCGCCGGAGGTTCTGCAAAAGATTTACGACGCCGCTAAACTCGGGCTGAAGGGTGATGCCTTGGCCTTTGCGGCTGGGTTGTTGCCCGTCGAGTACCGTAGACTCTGCCAGTTAGATAACGCGGCTGCGGTCGCTGAGGGGAAAGGTCGTGCGGACTCTGAGGTTGAGGCGGCGACTCAATTGCGCTCTGCCGCGCTTGAGGGAGATAGCAAGGCAGCCCTCGCCCTGCTTACCCACCTTCACGGATGGGTCGCCAAGCAGCAAGTCCAAGTTGATATCAAATCCCAGATTAGTATTGTCGCCGCGCTGCAAGAGGCAGAATCTCGCGTCTTGGCGGGCCGCGTATTTGACGCTACACCGGATCAATTAGCGCATGAGGCTACTGAGCCGCTAACCCTGAAGGACGAACGTGCAACAGCCGATCTATAGCCCCGAAGAAGAAGAGTTGCTGATGAGCAAACTCTGGTCGCCCGTGATTAAGGACGACCCAGAGGCCTTCGTGCTACTCGCTTTCCCTTGGGGCCAGAAAGGTACGCCTTTAGAACACTTCAAGGGTCCGCGTAAGTGGCAGCGGGAAATCCTGCGCGACATCGCCGCCCACGTAGCCAAGAATAAGACCGCAACCTCTTACGAAGTCCTGCGTATGGCTACGGCTTCGGGTCGCGGTATCGGTAAGTCTGCGCTGGTGTCGTGGCTTATCCTCTGGATGCTGAGTACGAGGATTGGCTCAACGACCATTGTGTCGGCTAACTCAGAAGCGCAGTTACGCTCGATCACATGGGCAGAAATTACTAAGTGGGCAGCGCTCCTCATCAATTCGCATTGGTTTGAGATTAGCGCCACCCGCGTGATGCCTGCTAAATGGCTTGCCGAACTCGTTGAACGTGACCTTAAAAAAGGTACGCGCTACTGGTCCGTTGAGGGTCGCCTGTGGTCCGAAGAGAACCCCGACTCGTATGCCGGTGTCCACAACTTTGACGGCGTTATGGTCATCTTCGACGAAGCCTCCGGTATCCCTGACCCTATCTGGTCGGTGACGGCAGGCTTCTTTACGGAGAACACTCCGCACCGTTTCTGGATGTCGTTCAGTAACCCCCGTCGTAACGAGGGCTACTTCTTCGAGGCGTTCCACTCTAAGCGTGCGTTCTGGAACACCCGCAACATTGACGCTCGCACCGTTGAAGAGACGGATAAGTCCGTTTATCAGCAGATCATCGACGAATACGGCATCGACTCACCGCAAGCCAAGGTGGAAGTCTATGGCGAGTTTCCTTCTGAGGGTGATGATCAGTTTATTCCTCCTAGCCTGGTGGATCAGGCTATTGCTCGCTCTGCTTATAAAGACGAAACCGCACCGATAGTGATTGGCGTAGACCCTGCTCGATCTGGCGCTGACTCCACGGTTATTGCCGTGCGTAAGGGGCGAGACATTCTTGCTATCAAGCGCTTTAAAGGCGAAGACACAATGGAGATTGTTGGCCGAGTTATCGACGCGATTGAAGAGTACCAGCCCACACTCGTCGTCCTCGACGAAGGCGGATTAGGCTACGGCATCCTTGATCGCTTGAAAGAGCAGCGCTATAAGGTGGTGCGTGGCGTTAACTTCGGATGGAAGTCTAAGACCCCGGCTATGTGGCAGAACAAGCGTGCAGAGTTGTGGGGCGAAATGAAGTCGTGGCTGAAAGACGCTGCGCTACCCAATGATAGGCAGTTAAAGGCTGACCTAACAGGACCAAAACAGAAAATTAATTCCTCTGGCTCCATCTTGTTGGAGTCGAAGAAAGACATGAAATCGCGTGGCCTTGCATCGCCTGACGCTGCCGATGCCATCGCCGTCACGTTTGCGTATCCAGTGGCGCACCGCGAATACCGCGAGCGACCGCGCACGATTACCACGAGCCGCGAGAGCGGCATGATTAACACTTGGATGGGTGCTTAATGGCTAAGAAGTCTGTCAGCCTCTCAGTTGGTAGAGGAGAAAAGCAGTCCGTGTCAAGAGGGGCGGGATTGACCGCGAAAGGCCGTGCAAAATATAATCGTGCAACGGGGTCTAATTTGAAGGCTCCGGCGCCCAGTCCGAAGACAAAAGCGGACGCAGGACGTAAAAAGTCGTTTTGCGCCCGCATGAAAGGGGTCGTTCGCAACGCCAAGGGGCCAGCCGAACGCGCTAAAGCATCTTTAAAACGATGGAAATGCTGAAATGGCTGCAAAAAAGGGACTATATGCGAACATTCATGCTAAACGCGCTCGAATCGCTGCGGGATCGGGCGAAAAGATGCGTAAACCGGGTTCTAAGGGCGCTCCAACGGCTGCCAATTTCAGAAAGTCAGCCCTTACCGCCCGAAAACCCCGTAAAACCTCCAAAAAAGGCTAAGAAACATGTACGGAAAGAAAAACCCCGGTCCAATCGGCGTGTCCCCCGGCGCAACAGTCGGTGACATGATCCAAAACAGCCGGATGCAGAAGCCCCGGATGCCTGCTCCGCGTATGCCGAAGCGCGTTAACGAGGATATGATCCGCACTGCGGTCGATTTCCGACCGACTCCGATGAAACGGGGTATGCGTTAATGCCTCTCGTAAAGTCCGCCTCTAAGGGGGCTTTTCGCAAGAACATTCGCGCTGAAGTGAAGGCTGGCAAGCCGGTAAAGCAAGCCGTTGCCATCGCGTTCTCGGTCAAGCGCAAAGCCGGTAAGAAGGGCAAGTAATGGCTAAAGACCCGACAGGGATGAAGGGCGCGGCTCAGGTGGCTAATACGCCCGAGAGCCGCCGTGCGCGTAGTACGGGCGATATTCTCGCCCAAGCGCGTACCCGGATGCAGTTGTCCCTGACGGCTTATAGCGAGTCTCGGGACAGCGAACTGGACGACCTGCGCTTTATGGCAGGTAGCCCAGATAACCGCTGGCAGTGGCCGCAAGAGGTCTTAGCCACCCGTGGCGCGGTGCAGGGTCAGACGATCAACGCACGACCGTGCTTGACGATCAACAAGCTGCCGCAGCATGTGCGCCAGGTCACTAACGACCAGCGCCAGAACCGCCCTGCGGGCAAGGTCATCCCGGTCGATGACAAGGCGGACATTGAAGTCGCCGAGGTGTTTGACGGTATCGTCCGGCACATCGAGTACATCTCGGATGCGGACGTTGCCTACGACACGGCCTGTGAGAATCAGGTCACGTACGGCGAAGGCTATATCCGCATCCTGACCGAGTATTGCGACCCCGATTCGTTCGACCAAGACATCCGTATCGCTCGCGTTCGTAACTCGTTCTCGGTATATATGGACCCGCACATCCAAGACCCGTGCGGAGCCGATGCAGAATGGTGTTTTATAACCGAGGACATGCCCCGTGAGGAGTTTGAGCGTCATTTTCCTGACGCCGAACCCATCTCGTCGATCCAGAGCCGTGGTATTGGTGACGAGAATCTGGCGCAGTGGATTACCGACGATTCAGTACGGATTGCGGAATACTTCTACGCTTACTACGAAAAAGCGAAGTTAAACCTGTATCCGGGCGGCATGACCGCCTACGCCGACTCGCCCGAAGCCGCGCAGATGGAGGCTATGGGCCTTGCCCCTGTTCGCACCCGTGACGTAGACATCCGCAAGATCAAGTGGATGAAGACGAACGGCTATGAGGTGCTGGAAGAGCAGGAGTGGCCGGGTAAGTCGATTCCGGTTGTCCGCGTTGTTGGCAACGAGTACGAGGTTGAAGGCCGTATCTACATCAGCGGCCTCGTGCGTAACGCTAAAGACGCGCAGCGCATGTACAACTACTGGGTATCCCAAGAGGCGGAAATGCTCGCCTTGGCTCCCAAAGCGCCGTTTATCGGCTACGGTGGGCAGTTTGAGGGATACGAGCATCAGTGGAAGACCGCCAATACCCAGAACTGGCCGTATTTGGAGGTCAATCCTGACGTTACGGACGGCGCTGGCAACATGCTGCCGCTGCCCCAACGTGCCGCCCCACCCCTTGCACAAACGGGCCTTATTCAGGCTAAGATGGGCGCGTCGGACGACATTAAGTCTACGACGGGCTACTATGACTCTAGCCTTGGCGCCACGTCGAACGAGCGCTCGGGTCGGGCCATATTGGCGCGTGAACGTCAGGGCGATACGGGGTCATATCATTACGTAGATAACCTTGCCCGCGCTATCCGCTACGTTACGCGTCAACTCGTTGACTTGATTCCGAAGATTTACGATACCCAGCGTATCGCTCGCATCATCGGCATCGACGGGGAAACCTCGACGGTGCGTATCGACCCAATGCAGCAAGAGCCTGTCCGCAAGTTGGTAGATCAGGCTGGCGTGGTTATCGAGAAAATCTACAACCCGTCCGTTGGTAAGTACGACGTAGCCGTCACGACCGGCCCGTCTTACATGACCAAGCGCCAAGAGGCGATGGACGCGATGTCGCAAATCCTGCAAGCCAACCCGAACCTTTGGGGCGTGGCTGGCGACCTGTTCGTTAAGAACATGGACTGGCCGGGAGCGCAGGAAATTGCCAAGCGTCTCTCCAAGACGATTGATCCGAAACTGCTTGCCGATCCAGACGAAGATCCAGCGTTGCAGGCTGCTAACCAGCAGATTGAGGCGATGAGCGCTGAGATGGATCAGATGTTCCAGATGCTTCAGAACGTCTCGCGCTCGATGGAAGCCACGGAACTGCGGATCAAGGAGCAGGAAGCGCAGATTAAGGCGTATGACGCCGAAACCAAGCGTATCAGCGCGGTTCAGGCGGGTATGTCCGAAGAGCAGATTCAGGACATCGTAATGGGCACGATTAGCGGGATGCTGTCCGCCAACGACCTTGTAGCCCCGGCCCCTAGAGAGGCTGAAATGCCGATGGAAATGCCCGCACAAATGCCGATGGAGTTACCGCCGCAATGACCTGCGAAGTCTTTATCGGACGGCTATTTCTAGCGCGGGATGTGACCCATTCCACGCACCTGAATACCCGTAACTACGCCAAGCACAAGGCGCTACAGAAGTTTTACGAGGGCATCATTCCGCTCGCGGACGACTTTGCCGAAGCCTATCAGGGGCGGCACGGGCTAATCGGCCCAATTGCCCTAGCCTCTGCCCAAAAGTCCAACAACGTGCTTGACTTTTTGGAAAAGGAACTTAAGGAACTTGAGGAAATGCGGTATAAAGTCGTCAGTAAAGACGACACGACGCTGCAAAACCTGTTAGACGCCATATTTGGCTTGTACTTGTCTACGATTTATAAACTGAAATTCTTGGCTTGAGGTAATCTCAAATGGCTGCATCACTTGGCTTAGTCATTCGTCGCCCGATCTACGGGTCGGCCACGAAGACTGCATACACCGGCACGGCAGGCTCGACGACCGTTCCGCCGTCTACGTCGTCCGTTCTGCTGTGGTGCAGCACGGCGGCTTACGTTCGTGTGGGCGCAACCGCGACGACGGCAGATCTGCCGCTTCCGGCTAACGCTCCCATCATCATCCCCACCGACAACACGACTGGTGCGCCGATCACCGTATCGGCCATTCAAGACGCGGCGGGCGGCAACCTTTACTGCATTGCGATGGCGGATTAACCCATGTTTGTTTCATCCCAAACTGTAGACAATCTGGCCCTTTTGGATGTGGCTGCCGTCAATGCCGCCCTGACTGGCGCGTTTGACAGCCGCATCAAGGAACTGCGCGGTCTGCTAGATCAGGTCGCTGCCCACGACGCCAAGGTCAAGACGCTGGCCGATGCCGAGAATATCAAGGCTGCGGCAGAGGCCACTGCGGCGTCTGCGAAGGCTTCTGAGGCCGCTGTGCTGGCGTTGAGTGCTGATGTTGCCAAGCGCGAAGAGGCGCTGAAATCGGCTCAGGCTAAGTTATCGGCTGATGTGTCGGCGCTGGCCCGCGAATCGGCTGGCTTTGAGGCCGAGAAGGTGGCTTTTGCGAAGAGTTCGGCTGCGGCTAACGCTGCGCTGGCTGACGCTCAGAACGCCGTTGAGGCTGACAAGGCTAAGGTGGCTGCCGAGCGTAAGGCGTTGGAAGCCGACAAGGCTGCCTTTAACGCCAAACTTGCTGCATTGAAGGTCTAAAAGCATGGCTAATGCGGTCTATCCTAAGTACAAGCAGGCGCTCCTTGACGCCTCTGCCAACGTCGATCTGAACGATGGCACGGTCAAGGTTGCCCTGATTGATACCGGCAATTACACCTATAACGCTGCGGACGAGTTCTACAGTTCGGTATCGGGTACTGCCGTCATTGGGACGCCGCAGACCATCAACAACACAACCGTTACTAACGGCCTGTTTGATGGCGACGATGTGACCTATTCGGCGGTGACGGGCAACAGCATCGAGGCGCTGCTGATCTACATTGATACGGGCAGTGCGGCCACTTCCCGCCTTGTAGCCTATATCGACACGGGCGTTACGGGATTGCCGGTCACGCCTAACGGCGGCGACATTGTAATTACCTGGAACGCCTCCGGCATCTTTCAACTGTAACGGGCAGGCGCAGTCGTGCCGATGCCCGCGACTGACCCGCTTGTCCTAGAAGACGGCGGGAATATCCTCCTAGAAGACGGAGGATTGCTGCTAGGCGAGGCCTCAACGGGCGACACCCTAGAACCGGAACTGTATACCAATACCCAGACCTTTTATGCCCTAACGGCACGGTCTGTGTATAACCTTGCGGCGCCGTTTTACACCAACGACCAGACGTTTTACGGCCCGACAGCGACGTTTAGTAACACGCTTGCACCGGGTCTGTATACCAACGAGCAGACGTTTTACGCGGCGAGCGTACTGCGAGGGGCGGTTACAATAGCCCCTGAGTTGCTAACCAACACACAGGTGTTTTACGGCCCTGTTGTTGCCAGCAGTAACGCCATATTGCCGCCGTTGTTAGTGAATTCTCAGGTCTTTTACGACGCCGAGATTAGCGGCGGTGAAGGCTCGCAGATCAAGATTTACTACAACATCGGCATGTTCGGCATAGGGCCATTGAACGGGTAGGGCGGATAACGCATACTTCTGGCAAGTTTTCAAGGCTTGCCGCACCATTTAGCGGAGACTGATATGGCTGTTGACAAAAAGATTTCCCAATTAGCGTCTGGCGCCCCGGCACAGGCTGGCGACGAGTACGTTGTTGCTCGATCCGGCGCTAACTACAAACTGACGCTGACGAACATCGCAGCCTCGATGCCTGCGACGACGATTACGTCCGGCAACCTCACGTTCTCCAGCACCGCCCAGCGCATTACGGGCGACTTTAGCAATGCGACAATTGCTAGTCGGTTACTGTTTCAAACCAGTACGACAAATGGAACAACTGGGCTTGGCGTAATTCCAAATGGAACCGGAACGACAGCAAACGTCAATGTTTGGAGCAATTCTTCTATTTCTGCTGCTTCTGGTTTGAATTTATTAGTAACTGCAACCGAATCAAGTCTGCGGGCTAATATTTCTGATGGTGGGTCTACCTACCTTCCGATGACCTTTTACACCAGCGGCAGCGAGAGGGTCAGGATAGATACGTCGGGCAACGTCGGTATTGGGACGGCTTCGCCTAATTTCAAAGAAGAAGTAAACCAAGGTAGCGGCTCTGCTGCGCCGTCGTTGCGCCAAGCGCCACAGTTGGTGCTCAAAGGTTGGGGCGGTGGTGGCACTTACCATTCTGGTATTGGATTTTCCATGTCGGAGCATACCGCTGGTTATTGGGGTAGCGGCATCCTTGAAATTGACGACAGCGGAAGTTATGGCGCTGCTCTAGGTTTCTATACGTCAACTGGCGCTGCGTCGGCTTCTCCAACGGAAAAAATGCGTATTTCTTCCACCGGCAACGTCGGGATCGGCGGGACGCCAACTGCAAATAGAAAACTTGAATTGTTAGGTAGTTTCCCTGTCTTAGGTGGCAATGCAAATTCAAACGGCATATATCCGGTATTAGAAGTCCCTAGCGCCATTACGGGTAGTGCTTACGTTTTTCGCACGGGGCCGTCAATCGCCGCATCCACAGCAACAACAAATGTTTTTCACTATTTAGCGGCTAACGTCGCATTAGGCTCTGGCGCTTCTCTTACCAATAGTTATGGGTTTTATGCAGATGCAATGACATCTGCCACCAACAACTACGGCTTCTACAGCAACATCGCCTCTGGCTCTAACCGCTGGAACTTCTATGCAGCGGGGACGGCGGCAAATTATTTTGCTGGGAATTTGGCAATTAACAGCACTGCTGCGCCTAGTTCAAAAATTGTTATCGGAAATGCTTCCTTTACGCATATCAATGAAGGTAACAGCGACACTGTTCCGTTTTTTGCTTCTTTAAACAACGACACAATTTCTTCAGCAACTTACGGATGGCTTTGGTACAACAACGCAACAAACGGAAACCTTGATCTATATCGCCGCGTTAATAGCACAACTGACGTTCACACCATTACGTTCAACAGAACTTCTGGTGAAGTACTTATTGCCGCAACAACCGACAACGGCCCTTACAATCTCCAATGTAACGGCACAGGCGTATGGGGTGCTGGCGCTTACGTCAACGGATCAGATGCGAGACTGAAGGACAACATTACGACGTTGAACGATGGTCTAAACGTAGTGTCACAACTTCGCCCCGTGACTTTCAAATACAAGCCGGATTATTCCAAGGATCAAAATGTACAGACCGGCTTTATCGCGCAAGAACTGCAAGCGGTATTGACTGGCAAAGACTACGTTGACGGCATCGTGCAGGCTGGCCCGAATCACCTTAACGTCGCGTATCAGTCATTGATCCCGATTTTGGTCAAAGCAATTCAAGAACTGACAGCGCGTGTCGCTGAACTGGAGGCTAAATAAATGGCTACTTGGAAAATTGAAAGCATGATCGTCAAGCCGCAAGACGGCTCTCACACCGACGTTGTGGTGACTGCCGCATGGCGTTGTTCTGCCAGCGATGGCGATAAGACGGCATCCAACTACGGCAGCATGGGATTTGCCTCACCGGGCGATGACTTCGTGGCGTATCCCGACCTAACCGAAGCCGATGTGCTGGGTTGGGTGTGGGCGAACGGCGTGGATAAGGCCGAGGTTGAGGCGAACGTAGCGCGTGAGTTGGATATGCTCGTCAACCCGCCGACCGTCGCCAAGCCGCTGCCGTGGAGCGCAGAATGATTAAGTTGGAACTATCCGTTGAGGAAGTGAACGCCATCCTGCAAGTGCTGGGGCAACTCCCAACGAGCAGCGGCGCATGGCCGTTGTTGTTAAAAGTTAAAGAGCAAGCCGAAGCACAGGCTAAACAGTCTGAGGAAGAATAATGGCTAACTGGAAGGTCGAAGGTCTGCGGGTTCTGCCCAAAGTAGACGAACATGAGAACGTCGTGGCTTTCGTCGAGTGGAGCCTTGGCCCGCTGCGCCAAACCACCCGCCTGACTCGACCGAGCGGTGATTTCATCCCGCTGGCTAATCTCACCGAAGAGATTGTGCTGAACTGGGTGTGGAACCTGACGCACAAGAAAGCGTGGGAACAAAAAGCGGCTGAATTGGCCAATTCCGTTCAGCCGCCAAAAGACGAATCTGTACCTGTTGCACTGCCTTGGGCGGAGTAAAACATGTCCACCATTAAGATTTCCCAATTACCCGCTGCAACTAACCCGGTATCCGATGGCGCTGTGGTGCCCATCGTTGATGGCGGCGTAACCAAGAAGGCAACCATTGCCCAGTTGGGCGAGATGGTGTCAGTTAAGGCGTATGGCGCAACCGGCGACGGTACGACCAACGACACGGCGGCTATTCAGGCTGCTATTGACTACGTGTACGGTGCGGGTGGCGGTACGGTGTACTTTCCGCCTGGCACTTACCGCGTGACCTCGATTGTCCGCAACTGGACAAACCCGATTACGGTCAACATTAAGGGCAGCGGCAAGCGATCCACTGTCCTTCGCAAGTTTGGCTCTGACGCCACGCCTGTGCTGGACTTCTCAGGCATCGCGTCCATGTTGGAGCCGTACAGCGAAATCTCTGACCTTGAGATTGACGGCAACAGCGTCGGCAACGTCAACGGCCTTCGAGCGACCAACTATGGGCGCTGGGTGTTGCGTAACGTCTTTATTGAAAACTGCAACTACGGTTTGTATTGCCGTGGCGGCTTGGTGTTTGACGTGTACGACTGCACGTTTCAAGCAAACCTGTTCGGCTATTATTGCGAAAAGTCTGCCGATAACGTCTACAGCAACTTGGTGACGTTCTACGGCGGTCAGTTTAGCGGTAACAGCCAGTGGGGCTTGTACATCAAACAAGCCGGTGGCGTGCATGTTGTCGGAACCGACATTAGTTTTAACGGCACTTCGGGCGACACTGGCACGGGCGGTATCTACTACGACGTGACGATGGACGATGAAGTCGGTTACGCCGTCGCGTCCATCAAGAACGCATGGTTTGAGGGCAACTTTGGCAACGGCATCAAGACCGGCGCTGTCGGCGGCCTGCACCTGTCAATAATGGACACCACGCTTGCGGGCAACTTCAACCCGATCACAGTTGGCGCTATCGCTATGAGCGAGATTTCCAACTGCTTTGCCGGTTCTGTAACAGACACGATTGTGGTCGGCGCCGGACGCAGCATCGTCAAGAATTGCATCTTCTACGACTTGATTGATAACAGCACGTATTACCACCACTGGAACGTGGTCGGTAACGCGTATAACGACATTAACGAGACCAATGCTCGCGCCGATGTGATTTGCGGAACGGAACGGTTCGTTCAAGGTTCTGCCGCTGCACTAACCGCTGGTAGCCCGGAAGACTTTGTAAACTTCTTGTTCGGCACCGGCCAACAGCAGTTTTGGTGTCAAAACGTCAAAAACTTGAGCCTTGGCCCAGCGGCTATTGGTTTCTACGGCACCTCGCCGCAGACTAAACAGACGATTACTGGCTCCCGTGGCGGTAACGCAGCCCTCGCATCTTTGCTGACGGCGCTCGCAAGCACTGGTCTAATTACCGATAGCACTACGGCTTAATGTTGCGCTGACGCAACTTGTAAGTTAAAGTTTGACCGTACTGGTGCGGTTCACCAGGTTTCCGTAAGGAAGTTTATGTCGGACGAAAATCAAGTCCCTGAAGTTGTAGCGGCAGAGGCCGTGTCGGAACCCGAGGCTACGGCAGCCCCGGAAACCGTAGATGCTACCCCCGAGGTAGCGGAGCCGGAGAAGACTGAGCCAAAACTCTTTACACAAGATGATTTGGATAAAGTCATTGATAAAAGACTAAGGAAAGCGCGTAAGAGTTGGGAAAGAGAGCAGGTGCTAAAGGCGCAATCGACCCCGGTTGAGCCAGCCGCACTGCCTAGCAGAGACGAAGACCCCGAGGCTTATGCCGAGGCTCTGGCCGAACGCAAAGCAACGGAACTCCTCGCCCGACGCGAAGCAGAGCGGGAGCAGATGGCTCTCTTAGAGGCGTATCACGAGCGTGAAGAAGCGGCGCGTGACAAGTACGATGACTTCGAGCAAGTCGCGTACAACAACGCACTGCCGATCACAACCGTGATGGCACAGACGATTCAGGCGTCAGATTTGGGGCCAGATATAGCCTACTTTCTGGGGTCTAATCCGAAGGAAGCCGAACGCATTTCCCGCTTACCGCAATTCCTTCAGGCTAAGGAAATCGGGAAGATTGAGGCCAAAATGGCCGACAGTCCTGCCCCGGTTAAAAAGACTACCAGTGCGCCCCCGCCTATTAAGCCTGTCACGGCAAAAGGCACTGGCGCTCCGGTCTACGATACGACAGACCCACGGTCCATTGCGGCCATGAGTGCGTCAGAGTGGATCGAGCGCGAGCGTCAGCGACAGATTAAGCAGTGGGAAGCGCGTAACCGCTAACATCTTTTTGGAGACACTTTCGTGGCTAATACACTTCTTACTATTGACATGATTACGAGAAAGGCTCTCGAAATTCTTGAGAACAACCTTGTAATCACCCGTAACGTTAACCGCCAGTACGACGACTCGTACGCTGTCGAAGGCGCCAAGATCGGCACCACGCTGCGTATCCGTCTGCCGGACCGCGCCCTTGTGACGGACGGTGCCGCCCTGCAAGTTCAGGACGACAACGAACAGTTCACAACCTTGACGGTTGCCTCGCAGAAGCACATCGGCGTCAACTTCACGACCGCCGAAATGACGATGCAGTTGGACGACTTTGCCGAGCGCGTGCTGAAGCCGCGTATCAGCCAGTTGGCCGCCAGCATCGACGCTGACGTTGCCAACTCGTTCAACAACATCTATCAGTCGGTTGGTACTCCGGGCACGACTCCGGGCACCTCGCTCGTTCTGTTGCAGGCGCAGCAGAAGTTGAACGAAGCCGCTGCTGGCATGTCGCCCCGCTACGCCACCGTGAACCCGGCTGCTAACGCCGCGCTTGTGGAAGGCATGAAGGGCTTGTTCAACCCGGTGTCCACGATTAGCAAGCAGTTCAAGAGCGGCTTGATGGGCGAAGGCATCCTTGGTTACGACGAACTTGCTATGTCGCAGTCGATCAAGCAGTTCACGACCGGCAGCCGCACGGGCACCATCACGGTGAACGGTACGGTTTCTACGCAGGGTCAGGCGACCATTACGCTCAACGGAACGACGGGCAACACCCTGAAGAAGGGCGACGTGTTCACGATTGCTAACGTGTTCGCTGTCAACCCGCAGACCCGCGAATCGACTGGCTCGCTCCAGCAGTTCGTGGTCACTGAGGACATCACTGCTGCTGCCAGCGCGTTCACCAACGTGAAGATTGCTCCGGCGATCTACACCTCTGGCAACGCGCTTGCTACGGTTAACTCGTTCCCGCAGTCTGGTGCTGCTGTGACGTTCTTGGGTGGCGCTTCGAGCCAGTACCCGCAGAACCTCGTGTACCACCGCGACGCGATTGCGTTTGCCACGGCTGACCTCCTGCTCCCGCAGGGCGTTGACATGGCTTCGCGTCAGGTCCACAACGGTGTCTCCATGCGCGTTGTTCGTCAGTACGACATCAACAACGACCGTATGCCGTGCCGTATCGACGTGCTGTATGGCTACTCGGTGATCCGTCCGCAGATGGCTGTCCGCCTCTGGGGCTAATG